AGCCTTCACAACGTGGATGATGCTCCTGGCAGGATACCGTTGGTGCGGATCGGAAGGGGCCGGCCCGTTAGGGCCGGACCCCTCGATCCGAACACCAACGGAGGGTCCTGACAGAGGTGCGCCTGACATGCAAAACACCTCTTGACAACCCCCTTTCTCACATGCTAAGGTCCGCGCCGCTATAGATGTGCATGAGTGCTCATGATCTTCCCCTTGCTCATGTCCGGTTCACCTCTGCCAAGACACTCCGGCTGTCCAAGCCAGGGACCGGCCCTAAGGGGCCGGCCCTGTCTTGGACATATTGCCGGTATCTTGTCAGGAGCAAAATCCATAGCTCATGTTAACTCCATGAGACTCATGAGGCTCATTGAGATCGCGCCGCGGCGCGGACCTTAGGTATTCTATAGAGCGAAACCTGCAACAACCATGGAGGCCCCGATGTTGCGCTTCTTTCTGACCGCTCTGGTCGCCGGTCTGTTGATCTCCAGCCCCGCCCTTGGCGATGAAGAGGGCTCTGTGACCATCCGGGATGATGCTGAGCCCCGGGTGGGCGAGGTGGACCAGGAGTTTGGGTCATGCAACCAGCCTGGGTTCGCCTACAACCGGCAATGCTGCTGCACCCACGGCTGGTGCGCCCCAATCCCGTCCAACCGGGTCAGGGCCATTCCTGAGGGCTATGAGGTGATCCTGCGCGACCGCAGTGAGCACCCGAAGCTCCAGTTGAACACCCGGTACATCATCCCGTACAACCAGCGCATGGAGAGCCCTGACGGGCGCTACCACGTCTGTGGCCTGTACACGATCTGGTGCTTCATGGCCCCGATCGGTGGCGTGTGAACCAAGGAGGACCCCAATGCCCAGAGACTACCGATACAAGGACCTGCAGACGCTGCTCACAGCGATCAATAACGACGTGGACGTTCCACCGGTCGATATAGACCCAAAGCTGCTATCCCGGCGGGTATGGGTAGGTTCGGTTTTCCACTTGAAGGCAGAAGAGCCGCCTCCGGAAGTTCTGTTCGCGGAGAAACGGTCTGAGGTGGCCAAGTGGCTGCGCGCGAAAGGCGCACGTGGCTTGGGCCGTCATGGCCCTGCCCGCGATTGCCGTGGCGGCCGAGAGTATGAACTGAAAGAGCTATCGGTCTTGGCGATTTTGTGGTTGCCGCCAGACGATGACCTATGACCGCCGCCCGCCACCTTATTGACTTCACCGAACCCCCGCCCCCGGGAACCCGGTACTACCGTCCGGCCCCGTATGGCCCGGCGGCTGGGGTGTTGCAGCGAGTGGTCGATACTCCAGACGGGCCTCGGCTGGTGTGGCGCATGACGTGCTGTGCTTGCGGACGCCACTGGGAGGAGATCACCCCGCTGCGCCGATACAGCCCGCTTCCGTCTCACTGCCGGGCCTGTTTGCCCATGGCGTTGCGCCAAGCCGGCCGGCTGAGGTATGGTCGGCTGCTGGATCGAAAGGAACCCTCTCATGTATGAGTCAATCCTGCTGCTCATCATCCTCGGCTTGATCGTCAAGATTTGCCTGCTCCAGGGCGAACTTGAGCGGGCGCGTAAGGACGCGGGTCGCTCCTACGGCGGCTATTCGAGGCTCGACCCGCCGCGTTCGCCGTCTGGGAGCGCCAGCCTCGGGGCTGAGTGACCCGTGACAATCCTGGCCCAGGCAAATCGGCTGATTAAGATCGCCGCCCCCAAGGTGACGCGGGAAGAAGACAAGCGGCCGGAGTTTCGGCCCGTTACCCCCCGCGATGCCTGGGCCTATTTTGACATGCGGCCTGCCCCGCATCAGCTTGAAACCATAGAGCGCAAGACCCGTTTTTCGGTCGATGTCTGGCATCGTCGTTCGGGCAAAAGTTTTAGCCAAATTATGAAGCTGCTGGACCGGGCGGTAAACTGCCCGTTCCCCAACGGCCGGTACGCCTATCTCGGCCCGACCTATTCGCAGGTTGAGGACATCGCTTGGGCCGAGCTTCGCGAGCGCGCCTTGCAAATCCCCGGAACCACGATCAAAGACAGCCGGCTGGCGGTGTACATTCCGACCGTCCGGGGCGGCGTCAGCCGCATCCGGCTGTACGGCGTGGACAGCCCGAAGCAGCGCCTTCGCGGCGGCTATCTAGACGGGGTGGTGATCGACGAGTGGCAGCACATTCCCGAGCACGTCTGGACCCAACAGGTCCGGCCGATGCTGTCGGACAAAAGCCGGCAGGGGTTTGACCATCGAGGCTACCCGAACCAGTGGGCAACGTTCATCGGCACCCCGCTGGGCCGGAACCATCTCTACCGGATGTATGACCGGGCGGCCCGCTGGCAGGCCGGGGAGGCGGTGACGTGGCGGCGGCACGATGGTTCGGTTGTGACCAATACCAGCGACAATTGGTCGGCCAGCCTGTACACGGTGCACCAGACGGGCATGGTGACCCCGGAAGAGATCGCCAACCTCCAGGCCGACTTGAGCCCAACCGAGTTTGCCCAGGAATACGAGTGCGACTTCGAGGCAGGTGTCGAGGGGGCGATCTATCGGCTTGAGTTGGAGGAGCTCCGGGCCTCGGGGCGGATCACGGATGTGCGGTATAATCCAAACCTGCAGGTAAACACCTGTTGGGACCTGGGGTGGAACGATATGACCGTGGTCTGGTTCTTCCAGCGGGTTGCCGGTACCCCGATCTTTATCGGCTACCTCCAGTTCATTGGGGCCGCCATCCCGACGATCGTGCAGCGCGTTCGGGAATACGCCGTCACAGACGGCCAGGTTTGGCGGCTGGGCGTCAACTACATGCCGCACGACGTGGCCCAGCATGAGCTGGGTTCCGGCAAGAGCCGGATCAGCCAGTTCAGTGAGGCGGGGCTTATAGGGACCCCCGTGCGCAAAGCGCCCAAGATCGAGCAGATCACGGCTACTAGGCGGCTTCTCAAGCATGCGGTGTTCTCACGCGCGTGTATGGACGGGCTGGACTTACTCGCAACTTACCGGCGGGAGCGGGACGAAAAGACTGGCGTGTTAAAAGAAGAGCCCGTGCACGACATGGCATCGCATGTTGCCGATGCTCTGGCTACCGGAGCCATAGGTATGCCGAAATGGTCTTTCGGCAGCCGCTACAACTCCCAAACCACGGCGGAGACTTAGAATGCCTTTGCTCATGATCAGTACAACTGTTTATTCGGTTGTGATGGCCACCTTGCCCGACGGGGCTTTTGGGGAAACCGACCCCAAGACTCAGATTATTACAATCGCCCCGGACTTGGCCCCGCACCGGTTTGTGGACACCCTCCTGCACGAGGCCCTGCATGCCTATCTTTATGAGACCGGGCAGCAAGACCGGCATTTTTCCGAGGAGGAGATGTGCACGGTGGCGGCGTGTGCTATGACTTCTCTGTTTGTGGCGAACCCGCTGCTGTTGCCGGCTTGCCACACCTTGCTGAAAGGAGACAAAAAGTATGTCCGACCAAACGACTTCTATCGAGCTTTCTCAGGCCCGGGAGAAGCTGGCCCTTCTTCGTGAATGGGCGGCCCGGGGCTCGCAGGAGTTTCGGATTGAGAGGATTGGTGACTTCCCCCGGGCTGCTCTGGTAGCTTATCAGGAGGGGGTGGTGGCCGAGCTTGAGGCGAAGCTTAAGCCAACCAGGAAGAAGCGGGCCGCTGATGAGGAGGTGGTGTGACATGCGCGCAGTGTTTCGTGCCATCCGCGGGGCTTTTGAGCGCGTGCGGCAGTGGGTTAGGAAGGCTATTGCCACCGTAAAGGGGTGGTTCAGGCGATGATTTTTCGTGCCGCCCCGCTTGATCCTCGGGATGACCCGGCGGCGGAGGAGTTTGTTCCGCTGACGGCCAGGTCGCCTATCGAGCAGGCGCGTTGGTGGGCCTTGCACTCGAAGCCAAAACGGCATAAGGTTAGGGGGGCTTTTACGCCCGAAGAGGCTCGAAGGATGGAAGCCGTTATGCGGGAAGCCAACTCCCTTTATCAGATGGAGAGAGGCTAATGGGGTTCTTTAAGGGGCCGAAGATGCCGGATTACTCTGCTATTCAGCGCGAGGCGGAGGAGCGGGCCAGGAAGGAGCGCGAGGAGGCGGAGCGCAAGGCGTTCAAGGAGATGCAGGCGAAGATGCGAGTCCAGCAGGGTCGTGCCGCTACTTTGCTTACCGATGAGCGGACGCTGCTTAATCAGCAGAGCTTGCTCGGGTAGCGAGGGAAGATCAGATGGCATTCTACCGTCTCTGGAGTCCTAGCCGCGAAAAAAAGGAGCAGCTTGCTCGGGAGGTTTTATATGGCAAGCGGGGAACGTCCTGGACCGACGAGGATTATGAAGCGTCCCGTGCGGGGCGGATTGGTAGTACACTTGAACGCAAGGCGTTTGAGGCGACGCAAGCAAAGATTCGAGTCCAGCAGGGTCGTGCCGCTACTTTGCTAACCGATGAGCGGACGATGCTTAATCAGCAGAGCTTGCTCGGGTAGCGAGGGAAGATCAGATGGCATTCTACCATGACCGGAGTCTTAGCCGCGAAGAAAAGGTGCAGCTTGCTCGGGAGGTTTTATCTGGCAAGCGGGGAACGTCCTGGACCGACGAGGATCGTGAAGCGTTCCGTGCGGGGCGGGTTGGTAGTACACTTGAACGCAAGGCGTTTGAGGCGACGCAAGCAAAGATTCGAGCCCAGCAGGGCCGCGCCCCTACCTTGCTAACCGATGAGCGGACGCTGCTTAATAAGCAGAGCTTGCTTGGCTGATGACCGGGGCCAGAACCCTTCGAGAGCGTATTGCGGCGGCTGAGACAGTCCGCAAAGAGCGGGAAGGGCTCTGGCGGACCATCCAAAGCTTCTGTTTTCCCTCGTCTCTTTCTTATCGTGAAGAGCAGAGTTCTGGAGACGAGCGGGAGCGGCGGCTGGCGGACAGCACGGCTGTTCGATCGCTAGAGCTGTTCGCGTCCTTCTTGTTGTCGAACGTATTTGTGGCCGGGGCCGTCGGCACACAGTCGTTTTGGATCAAGCCAGAGGGGGCCAACGGCGAAGCGGATGAGGACTTGCTGCGGCAGGACATGGCCCTGCGGCAGTGGTGTGATCTGGTAGCCAAGCGGGCGCGGACTACTCTGTTCACTGGCAAGCAGTCCGCCGTTGCGGCGCTTCACAAGATGGCCCTTGACCTGGGGGCGTATGGTTCCGGGTGTCTCGCGGTTTGGGAAGACCGTAAGAACCGGCGGGGCGTTCGGTTCCAGCACATCCCGGTTTGGGAGGTGTCCGGCGAGGCGGATGCCGAAGGCGAGACTTGCGCGGTCTATATCCGCAAGACTTTCCGTGCCCGGGCGGCCCTCATGAAGTTCCCGGCCCTGACGGGCAAGCTGAACCCCAAGCTGGACACCCCGGTCGAGATGCTGTTCGCCTGCATCCGCACAGACGACCCGGAGATCAAGGATATCGTGCCGGAGCAGTATTTGGCCACTGGCGCGGAGTGGGTTGGCATTTGGCTGCACCCCGAGACCGATACCTACGCCGAGGTCAGCGTCTTCTTGGAGCAGCCGATCTTTTTGGTGCCTTGGTATAGCGTTGAGGACAGCGTGTGGGGCCGTTCGCCGGCCATGACGGCGCTTGGCGAGGTGGCCCAGGCGAACAGTCTGTCTGAGCTCATCACCCGTGGGGCCGAGAAGCTCGTGGACCCGCCGTGGATGGTGCGGGATGGCGCGCTGCTTTCCCCGCTGCGCCTCTATCCGGCCGGCATCACCTATACGGATGGCGAAAACGCACTTGAGCCTCTTCTGCCGCCCGGGGCCAGCCGAATCGAGGTTGGCGTAGACATGCTGGCCGACAAGGAGCGGCGTATCCGCGAGGCGTTTTTCATCCACCTGTTCATGGACCAGAACCCGACCGGTTCCAAGCAGCCCCGCACGGTCGGCGAGATCATGGTCAGCCAAGATGAGCGCAACCGAGCCGTTAGCCCGATGGTGCTGCGCCTCCAGAACTCCCTGCTGGAACCACTGATCTGGCGGGTTATGGGGGTGCTGACTCGTCAGGGGCGCTTGCCGGCTCCTCCAGCCGAACCTGGGCAGGCTTTTGTTATCCAGCACCTTTCGCCAGTAATCACTTCGGCTATGCAGACTGAGGCCATGGCGGCAATCCGCTGGCTGGAGGGCGTGGCGTTTATCAGCCAGCTTGACCCGCGGGCGGCCGACGTTGTAAATGCTGACGCGGTAGTGGCGCTGTTGCATTCGGCTTCGGGCGTGCCGGCGCGGCTGATGCGGTCGCGGCAGGAGATCGAGGCGATCCGTCAGGCCCGGGCCGAGCAACAGCAGATGATGGCCGGCACGGCGATGGCGTCGGAAGCCGGCAGCACGATGGCGAAGCTGATTTCGGCGGTTGGAAAAGGCCAGCGATGACCCTTATCGACGTTGACGCGCGTGCGGTGCACGAGGCCGCTTACCGGCTGTCGCAGACTGACGACGGGCGGCTGGTGATTGCGGCGCTCCGCCAGATGTACGGGCACGAGACCCGGACGACGGCGGTGCAGACGACTACTGGATCGTTGGACCCGCTGTATAGTCTTCACTTGGAGGGGCAGCGGGTTGTAGTGATGCGGCTGTTGGAGTGGATTCGCAAAGGCTCTATGCCGCAGGTTGAACCCCCGAAGGAGGCTATCCGATGACGACGTGGACTGCGCGCCTTGTGCGCGAAGCTGAGGGAGGCGCAAGTGCCCCTGTTCCCGGTGTTACCGAGACTCCCGCAAACGCGCCTGGACAAGCTGGCGCGGTGGCTCCAGAACCAGCCGAAGCCGGTGCAGGTCGAGGTCCTGCCCCAGGAACAGAGTGGTACGACAAGCTCCCCGAGCCCCTCCGAAACGACCCTTCAATTGCTAAATACGCTGGCAAGACCCTCGAAGAGTTTGCTAACAGCCACCGAGAGCTTGCCAAGTTTGTCGGGGTCCCGGCGGACGACATCGCGAGGCTAAGTGCGCTTCGGCAGGCCGGGTTGGACGCGCTTCTCAAGCTGGGGGCGGGGGATAAGCCGGAGGCATTTCAGCTTACCCCGCCGGAAGGCGCGCCTGAGCATCTGGCGACCGGCGAGAACCTGGAGTGGTTCAAGCAGCTTGCGGCGGAGGCTCGTTTGCTGCCGGCGCAGGCCGAGAAGCTTTACCAGAAGTTCGTTGAGCGCAACATCGAACTGCAGCAAGCGGCCGATCAGATGACAGAGCAGGCTGTCCGGTCGCTTAAGGAGAAGCATGGCCCGGCGTTTGACCAGCTTGTCCAGGACGCCCGCCGGGGTGCAGATTTCTTGGGTGTCCGGCAGGTTCTCAATGATGCAGGCCTTGGGTCGCACCCGGTGGTTATCGAATCACTGGCGAGGGTGGCCGCCCTGTTCAGAGAGGGGACGAGCCCGGCAGGGACGCTTCCGTCGTCTGGGCCGCTGTCTCCGGCCCAGGCGGAAGGGCGGGCCGTTGAGCTTACGCATAAGGCTCTCCAGGCCTGGACTCGGGGCGACCGGGCTGAGGCTGAGCGGTTGAGCCGGGAGGCCTTGGAGCTTCGGCAGCGGGCCAGTTGATTTTTGAAATGATCCGCGATATAAATGAGTTGCCCAGACCTCGCGTGGCCGGAGATCGGCTCGGGCTCAGTGACCCGCAGGCTCCGACACCCTCGCAGATGGTGGGGCGTGGTGGACCCCGGAACTAACACGCTCATGCCAGAGGAGGAAAACACGTGAGCGACACCATTGAAAGGAGTTTTGTCCGCCAGTTTGGCACGATGGTGCACATGCTGGCGGAGCAGCGCGGGTCTAGGCTGCGCTCCAGCATCGTCTCCAAGCCGGTGACGGGCGAGGCCTGGACTATGGAGCGGCTGGCCGGTGTTGACTACCAGGAGATCACCGATCGCTTTGCGCCGATGCCGCGTAATGAGATCGATCACACCCGGCGCTGGGGCTTCATCCGTGGCTACGACTCGAACGTGCTGCTCGACAGCTTCGACAAGGTGAAGAATCTCGTCAGCTTCGAGTCGCCGTACACTCAGCGTCTCGCGGCTACCATCGGCCGGGCGATCGACCGCACCATTATTCAGGCGCTCGACGGTCCGGTGCAGGAGGGCAAGAACGCCGAGACTACGGTCACCTTCCCGAACGCCCAGCGCGTGTTTTCGCTTAACAGCGGTGGTACAACAGCAATTCCTCTGGGCTTCCGGGCTCTCCTGGCGGCCAAGGAAAGGCTGCTCGCCTCTTACGCGATCGATCTGCCTGGTGCGCCAGTCAACGTCGCGATGACTGCCAACGCATGGCGTTCTCTGCTGGAGGACGACAAGCTCACCAGCGCCGACTTTAACTCGCTGCGTGCGATCGAGAACGCCGGGTTCTCGGACGGGACGTTCATGGGGCTTCGGTTCTTCATTACCGAGCTCATTCCGGACATCACGGACGGTTCGTATGACGGCGGCGCGGCGGCCAACCGGGTGTTCATGTACCGCAATGACGCCCTGGAGTTCGGCGTGGCCCGGGAGCCTCAGACGTTCATTGACGCGCGGCCAGACCTTCGCACGCGGCCATGGCAGGCGTATGTCATGGGCGCGTGGGGTGCCAGCCGCGTCGAGGATGTGCGGGTGGTCCGCATTCACGCCAAGAAGATCACCTGATAGGAGGGTGTAGCGATGCCCGATTTCTTCTCTTCGGTACTGACGGGGCAGCGGGCGACACCGCCCGCTCTCCCGAACCGGACGCTCCAGCAGGGCCACGTCCAAGCGGCCACGTTCGATCTTGCCCCGGGCGCTAACATCGCCGTTGGTGACCGGCTCTTTCTTTGCCGGCTCCCGAAGGGGGCTCGTGTGGTGGGCGGGGTGTTCGAGGTGACGAACGTCTTCGGGGCGGCGTCCACCAACGGCCGGATCAGGACTGAGACGACTAACGATGTGTTTGCTGGCCCGAACCAGTTCAACCTTGCCGCCGTAGGTCAGTGGGTAATCGACCGTGTTGCCCGCGGCTTGGATTACGTGGGCAAGTCCCGAGATAACGTCGAGGGATACGAACTGGTGTTCGTTGATGTGCAGGCCGTCACCTCTCCTGTGACGACCGGTCGCATCCGCGGCGTGATCCTGTATGTAACCTGAGTCTGCGACAGTGACGGCCCCTTCTCTCGTTGAGGTGTTCAACCTTGCCCTCATCAGGGCGCGAGAGAAGGGGCTGCTCCTGTCCCCCGGACAGGACAACATCGCGGCAACTATCCTCAACACGTCCTATCCGGTTCAGCGCCGGGCGCTTTTAAAGCGCTACCGGTGGCAGTTTGCGTTCACTCGGGTTGTGTTGAGCCCGAGTCCGCCGGCCCCGGCTTTCGGGTGGAAGTACCGTATGGTCTTGCCGGCCGACTTTCTTGCGCTTGTGGCGGCCAATCCAGACTCCCAGGGTTCCCGTGAGACGCTGACTGATGCTCCGGAAACCTACCGGATTGAGAACAATGAGCTTCTGGCCGACGTTGACGAAATGTATGTCATGTACATCCGTGATGAGACGAATGTCACGCGGTGGGACCCGTTGTTTGTGGACGCGATCGCATACAAGTTGGCCCACGATCTGGCACTTGGTCTGGGCGCGGATGCAAGCTTGGGCGAGTACTTTTCACGAGAGGCGGAGAAGGCTATCTTGGTGGCTCGCCGGGCTGCCGCTATTGAGCAGCCGGCGGAGATTGCGGTTATGCCTGGCCGCCAGGAGATGGTCGGCCGGCGGCTGACCGCGCCGATGCCTTACACCGGGAGACGGTAGCGTGCCGTCCCGGGCTAGGGAGTAACTCCTATGCCCCGAGCGTTTACAGTCAGGAATGGGTGGGCTTCTGGTGAGTGGTCTCCTCTTCTTTTGGGCCGGACCGATCTCGACCAGTATTACCGGGCGCTCCAGAAGGTTGAGAACTTCATCGTCACCCCAGAGGGCGCACTAATCCGTCGCCCGCCGACGCGGTATCTCGGGATGACAAAAACCACTAACGATGTCCGTTTGGTGCCGTTTGTGCCGACGGCGGACGTTTCGATTGTGATTGAGCTTGGCAATCTGTACGCTCGTTTTTGGACCCAGACGGGGGTCATTGGGGGCGGCACGCCGGTTGAAGTCACAACTCCTTGGACGACGGCGGATTTGCCGGGCCTTGCGTTTGCGCAAGATGCAGATGTGCTTTACGTGGTTCACCCGAACTACCCCCCGTACAAGATCAGCCGAACCGGGCCGTCGTCCTTCACTTGCGCGGCTGTCACCTTTCTCGATGGCCGAGCGCCGCTAGGCCCCTTAAACTTTAAGGCCGACCATACGGCTACTGTCTCTGGGACTTGGCCCAACCTTACAATCACCATGTCATCCGCGCTGTTCATCGCGGCAGACGTGGGCCGGGTGTTTTTTGTCCGGGACACGACGAATAAGCGGGCCTATTACATGACCATCGCGACGGTCTCTTCGCCGACTGTCGCCACCGCTACCGGCACGTTCCGGATCGGCAACGCCAATCCGGCCGTAAGTAGTGAGTGGGCTCTTGGCTTGTTTTCCGCAACCCGGGGGTGCACAAGTGTAACTTTCCACGAGGCTCGGCTGTGGTACGGCGGGTTTACTTCGGCCCCGGATGTTATCACGGGTTCGGTGTCCAACAGCTTCGATAACTTCGAGGCTATTAGCCCCGATACCTCTCTTAACGAGGCGGCTAACGCCGACAAATCTATTGTGCGGCGCGTCACTGGAAACAGTGTGGACACTGTGCGGTGGCTGGTTTCGGGGTCTGATTTGCTTCTCGTGGGGACGACCTCGGGTGAATATGCCGTCCGCCCGGGCGTCTCGGGCTTTTTGACGCCTACCGAAGCTGTTGTGCGGCGCACCACACAGCGGGGGTCGGCTTCTGTGGCTCCAGTTCGGGTAGACGCGACGGCGTTTTTCGTGCAGCGCGGCGGTACGCGCCTGCGGCAAGTCAAATACGACATTGAGTCAGACAACTTGGTTACGCTGGACGCAACGCTGCTGGCTTCGCATTTAGTCGAGACGGGCATTCGACAACTAGTCTATCAGCAGTCGCCGTACTCTGTTTTGTGGATGTTGACCCAAGACGACCAGCTTATAGGCATCACTGTTGAAAGCGACCAAGAGATTTTGGGGGCGCACCGCCACCGTTTGGGCGGCGGGCTGAGAGGCCGGGCTCCGGGCATTGTGGATATTGCCTGTGTGCCGTCGATCAAGACCAATCTGATCGGGGAACCAACTACGCAAGCCCAGCAAGACGTCCTGTTTTTGGCGGTCAAGCGTACACAAGGGGGCGTGCTGCAGCAGACTGTTGAGGTCCTGGAGCCCCTTCCCCAGGCAGTCACATCAGATGCACCCCAGGAAAGACAGGCGTACTCGATTGAGCGCACGGTGTATCTCGATTGTCAGCAGCCAGTCGGTCGGCAGTGGCGGATCACGGCGGCTTCTGAGATCGGCGGGCACATCGTGTTTACTTATTCGACTAACAGTCCAAACGCCGCGGCGGGGCTGGAGGTGGTTTTCCGCGGGCTTGCATGGCGGCGCGGGCAGCAGATTGTCAGTTTGACCGCCGGCAACCGCCAGCCTCTTGTTATGATATCTCCCGATCTCACGGCCCGGACGTTCAAGATCGCGTTTCTGTCTGACCCGACGGTGCCATTGTCATTGGCTGACCTCGATCTGCCTTCGGGTACGGTGCTGACAACCGAGATTGACTTCTTGCCGCCCCTGGCCGGTGAGCGTCTTTCTTCGGTCACCCCGCCCACGTCGGAACCCGGGGATACCTATGATTACGCGGTCGATGGGCGGCTGTTGAAGTCGTCCTCTTTGGCCGCTCGTCCGGCCTCGCTTATTGTTGGTGGATACCCGTATCGCAGTGAGGCCGTCACGATGCCGCTTGGGCTGTTGGTTCAGCGCGAGCCCTCTGACCTCGGCGAGACGGGCAACGTGCACCGGGTTAACTTGCGGGTCTGGGCGTCGATCGGTGGGTTCGTTGAGGTTGTCGGGGCCAATCGGGTGGAGGAAATCGTCACTGCTACGACACAGAACCTCATGGACGCTCCGCCCAAGCCGGCGTATGGGGATGTCTCGCTACCTGTCGCCGGGATGCACGCCAACAACCCGGCGCTGCGCATTTACACAGAGGATATCTATCCGCTATCTATTCTGGCTATGTCGGCCCTTATGGAGGCAAAGCCCCGATGACGACGTTGACCCCGGCCGCTCTATCTGACCTCCGCCGGTTCCCGGTTCCTCCGCTGATCTGGGATGCCTGGGTGGCGACCTGGGCCTCGCCGTTCGCTGAGCAGGACGTGAAGGCCTCTAAGCCAGTGCTTATGCTGGGGGATGACGGGCAGCCGTTCGCGGTGCTGGGCACGAGCTTTCTTGTTAGCCCCCGGGGTGCTTTGATCCCTTGGGTTTGGGCCGTGCCGCACGCTGAACGCCGGCCCACCCCCGGCGAAATCAAGAGCGGTATTCGGCTTGCCCGGCGGTGGCTGAATGAAAACGCCCGCGGGCATGTCACGGTGCCCCAAATGGTTGACGATCCATCTTACATTAAGCTGCTGCGCGTGGTAGGGTTTATCGACCACAATACTGGGGTCTGGTCGTGGCCTTCTTAGCTCCTGTCTGGTCATTCTTAGGATTGGGCACCGCCGCAGCCGCCGCGCCCGCTGCCGCTGGTGCGGCGGCCGCATCGTCAGGTTTCCTGGGCACCGGGCTGTCTTTCTGGAAAGCGTTGGGCCTTGGAGCGACTGTTCTGGGCACGGTTGGTTCGATTAGCGGCCAGTTGGCTTTACGGAACTTGGCGGTCAAAGACTCGATCGAGTCCGCCAGGATGGTTGCGCTCGACAACGCCCGCCGGCAGCGTGATCTGGAGCGGGAGCGGTCAGTCCTGGCTTCTCGACGGGCGGCCCTCCTTTCCATGCAGGGCGGGCTGGACGTGGGCGGTGGCTCTGAGCTTATCCGGGAAGCCTTGACTGAGGGGTCGATCGAAAGTGTGCGGGCGGCGCAGGACGCCACGTTTTCGGGTGGTGTGCTCCAGCGCCGGGTCGCCAACATCCGCACTGGCACTAACTACGGGGTGCTCGCGTCTCTAGCCTCTGGCGGGGCGAGGATCGCGAGTCTGCTGGACTGATGGCACGCCCGATCCGAGATTTCCCGACCGAAACCGCTCGTCCGGGCGATGCGTCTCGGGCTTACGGCCGGTTTGACGATGGCCTGAACTGGGTTCAGTCTGGCATGAACGCCCTGGAGAGGGCGGGCGCTGAAATCGGCCGGGTTATTGCTGAACGGGTCGAGAAGACCAATCGGCTCGAAGATGCGACCGCCCGTAGCGAGGGGCTCGAAAGACTGCGGCTAGATTTGGATAGCCGCATTCGTGGTCTTGACCCGCGGTCGCCCGATTACGCGAATGAAGTCGAGCGGGCATTCTCTGAGACACTGGATCGCGTCGTAGCGGGGACTAACTGGCGGTCGTCCACGACCCGCGAAATGTTTATGCTCGACGCGCGGCAGCTTCGCACCCAGGTGATGCTGAATGCCGCCGAGCGGCGGGAGCAGGCCGTGGAGCGGGCGGCGCTCCAGCAGATTGAAACGGTGCGTGCCCGAACAGTTGCAGCTATTGCGCAAACCCCCGGCGCTCGGGACATTTTGCTTCTCCAGTTTGAGAATGAAGTTGGCCCCATCTTAAATGATATCCGGCCGGAGAAGCGGGACGAGATTCTTAGGTTGGTGCGCGGGGAAACGGCTGAAACAGCCGTCCGAGCTCTTATTGATGCTCGCAACTTTGGCGCGGCGGAACAGGCGCTTAGGGCGTATGGGGGACAGGGGCTTCTTTCGCCAACGGCAGTACGGCAGTTGCGCTCTGGGCTGGAGACGGAGAAGCGACAGGCCGCGGCCGAGGCTCGGGCGGCTACCGCGCTTGCGGTCGAGAATGTTCGTTCGCTTCTTCGGGTGGGGTTGCTAGAAGACGGGAAGCGGACCCTAGACGAAGCTGTTAAGTCAGGCGTTATCCGTCAAGGCAGTGAGCAAGAACGTATCTTGCGAGCTCTGGTAGCTGCGGAGGAGCACGAGCGCCGGGATAGGACGGCTGAAAACTTTCTTCGGGCCGTGGCGACCATTGACAACTTCCCCCTTAGTGTTGGGGGCGGTGGCGGCGGGGGTGGCGGCGGCGATGGTGTCGGCGGTTTGGGTTGGGCCGAGCGAGCGCTACAGGGCTTCTTTACTCAGCAAGAGGTGAAAGCCGAGCTTGCTAGGCTTGGCCCGGAGCCAAATAATGTAAATAGTGACCAAATAGAGTTGAGGGCGCGCCAAGTAGGGCAGGAGCGTGCTATTGCGTTTATGCTTGACCATCGCCCGCATGATCTTCCTAATCTGTTGGAGAACATGGTTAAGGGGGCGGCGAACGACCCGAGGTTGAGAGGCCGAGTCGGCGAGTTCCTTAATCGTTTGCGTGACGTTCATCCGTGGGCAGTGGAGCAGGTACTACGGAAAGACCCCGCTCTTGCGGTGGTGCTTGACAACATGCGCGCGTTAAACGAGCCGATTACGGCGTCAACGGTCGCGGGGCGTCTTTCGGGAGAAAACTTGGTTCCTCGTACCGAAGAAGAGTGGAATAAGCTAACAACTCGAACGCAAACCCGAGCGCCCGCCATTGACCCGTGGGCTGATGTGACTCAAGCATTAAAGAATATTGTAAATGACAGTCAGCTTCGCAGACAAATAGAAAACTCTGAACAACTAAAAGCGGTTCTTCTTAATGACTACAAGCGCGCGTGGCAAGTTGGGTACGAGAGAACAAAGGCCGCAGAGTTTGCAGTAAATCGAGCGCTTGCCAACTTCGAGTATAACCGAGCCTCCACGCAACCAAGATGGTTGCCTCGGGAAAATGTTCCAGTTACTTATTTCCGGCGGGATTTGTTTGACGGCCTGATTAAGCCGGATGTTTTTGAGCGGCGAGTAGTTGAATCCATTTATGAAGCTATAGTTAAGTCTAGGGCGGCAAAAGGCGAAACTATTACAGTAGATCAGCTTCGCCGAGAGATCGATATCTTTGTGACCGCGACGCCCGTTACTGTCGGCGGTGAGCAAAGAGCAGCGCTTGTGGCGCATTGGCAGCACAAGCGCCCCGGTGCTCCTGTGCGTGTGCTCATGGCCGAAAACAATCAGCCGTGGCTGTGGGTTATACCCACGGGCGATAAAGAACAGGTTGAAAACGAGTTTGATAAAGCTTTTGGGCTCAGGGCAGTACTGAACGCTCTGCGGGCGGACCCCGGCAGAACATACGAGCAGATTCGCGTTCAAGAGATGATTAACGCCAGACGTATAGAGGCGCAAGAAAGGTTCGCGCCGTTCAACCTGGCGTTCGAGCGATGGCTGCATGGGTCGCGTCTGTCAAGTTCGGGCCAGTCGCGGCCATCGGAGGACTTAGTTAAGCAAACGCGGGATATGCTTGAATCAACGCAGAGGCTTATAGAAGAGGTTTTAGCGCAAGCCCAGAACCACCAGCTTGAGGGCCAGAGGCCGGCGCGAGAAGCTTTGAATGAAGTGCAAAACGCGCTTAATAACCTGCAAAACCTGTCGCAAATGAGGCCAGCGACGGCGAGAGGGGTTCTAACGTCGGCGAAGAACGCGGCGCAAAACGCGCTAGAGCGGGCGCGGCGGTTGGAGGAACAGCTTAACCAGGAGGTTGGACGTATCCGGACAGATAACTCCGAGCGGCGCGAGGCCGAGGGGGGATAACCGGAGAGACTGAGCATGGAACCTTTGCTGGCTAACCCCCCGCCTCCCTTGAGGACTCTTCCTGAGGCCTCTCCGAGGAACTATACCGAAATCAGCCCGGAAATGGGCGAGATGCTATCTCTCGCGATCAAAGCTTACCGGGAAATGGACGTCTCTGTCCTGGATCAGCTTGGGGCGGCGTATGCTTTAGTGGCTTCGCCCTCGCTTCTCTTTGCGACCCCCAAGCCGCCGTCCGAGACAGACCCCGATATCGATCCCAACTTTAACCCGCTGTTGCTGCTTAACACCGATGAGCTTGCCCGTTACGGTTCGGTGTACGCGACGGCGAAATCCATGTCTGAGCTTGAGTGGCTCAGGCAAGAGCGGCAACGCCTTGATCGTCTTTACGCGCGATTGGCAAACGGCCCTCTACACCCATTGGTCGCAGGGCTGATAGCTGGCATCTTTGACCCGATCAACCTACTGCCGTTGGGGTGGGTTACTCAAGCTGTGAGGGGGGCGGGTCTCGGGGCCAAGATGGCCCAGGGCGCGCTGGTTGGCGCGGCGGCAAACCTCGCCGTGGACCCGTTTCTTCGGGAAGCTAATCCCTTCCGAGATTTTACGGATACGCTTGAAGACGTGCTTGTTGGCGGGCTGTTCGGCGCTGGCATTGGTGCCCTTGCGCACTTGCCCCGCTTCTGGAGGGGAGGCGAGCCGAGGTCTCCGGAGGCACAAGCGGAGCGGGACGCCATCAGCCGGCGGATCGACGAGGCAGAGGCCGCCCGCACCGGCATGACTCCAGAAGACATGGCCAAGCTGCGACAAGGCTTTAGGGACGCTGTCAACGAACTCAATAATGTTCAAGCCGCTAGGGTGGCGCGAGAGACTGGAGTCGAAACTGGGCTGGCGTCAAAGCCGGGCTCTGGTACAGCAGGCGCGGCCTACACCGCGCAGTCTAAGATTATAGACGACGCTCTGCGGGAAGTTGCGCTGGAGCTAACCGGGCCGCGTTGGCTGAAAACGGTTCTCCAAAAAGGCTTTGGGTCGAACAGAGTCACTGAAATACCCGGTATCGAGCTTGCTACGAGTAGGTTTCAAGCAGCCCGGGAGATTATCTTCAAGATCGCCGACACTGGTATGTACACCAAGGCTTCGGCCCGGGAGATGACTGACGCGGACCTCAAAGAAGCTTATAAGCGCGCCGTGGCTAAGGGGCTGGTTGAGTCTGAGGAAGACTTTTTTGCGGAGGCGAGGAAGCGCATTGAGACCGGCATCCCGATGGCAGATTTCGCGCCGCTTTTCTCTAGGATCGCCTATAAAGAACATCGGCTGTACAGGGCGGTAAATGAGTTCATGGCGGCCTACCAAGAGGCGCAGGAACAAGGGTTTAAGGGCACGTGGGAAGAATTTAGTGACGAGGTCGGCCGGTTTGGGCGGTACAAGGACGAACCAGGTAGGTTCCCCACCAATCCGTTTGCCAATACGCCTTGGCGGCCGGCGCTGGAGAGGGCGTTCAACAAAGCGTGGAAAGAAGCGATTTCGTATCCTGCGCGCCGCGATTTTGAGGAAGTCAAACCGTGGGCTGATGTGGCTGATGGCGCTCAGTTGCGCGAAGATCACTACTCGAAAATGTTTGACCCCGAGAAAATCCGGGCTGATTTGCCGGGGTTCAAGGCGGCTTGGATGGAGTACTGGACGAGGCGAGTAGAGGAGGCCAAAGCAAGAGTCGCCGCCTATGAAGATGCGCTTGAGGCCTACAATAACCGGGTGCAAGACGCGCGGGTTTTGATTGAAGAGATTAGAAAATCGCCTATCCTGCGTAAAAACCCGAAAGCCAAATATTTTCTTGAGGCTTTGCTGGCGGAGAAAAAAGCAGCCGAAGAAGTCAATAAACTTGAAGCCCAGGTCCGCAAAGAGTTGGGCATGTCTGCCTGGGAGTTCATGAAGAAAATGGACGACCAGGGCGGCCCGCCCCGATCACCGGAGCCGGAGTTCAAGACTGTAGAAGAGCAGTTTTACGACGCTTTGACTGAGGCCTACAAAAAGCGCGATGAGGCCGGAAGGCTTTACGAGGCGGCGCGTAAAAAGGTGGGGGAGGGTATAGCTCTTGCAACCGGGCGTAGAATCCCGCCTTCGATCGGGGCTCGGCCGGAGAAGCCGCCAAGCTATGATGCCGACAAGAAACTTATCGGCCCGATAGAAGAAGGAGGGCTTGGGAGCCCCGGGGCCATCGAAGCTCATGTAGAAAAGAGCGTCAAAGAAATTGCTTTTGGCGCTGAGTTGCACCGGTACTTGGACGGTGGGCTGCGGGGCTTCCTTAAGGGCCGAACTTTGGACATTGACCCGGTGCTGTTTGAACCGTTTCTCCAGAAATCCTTCTTGCGTACGATAGAGCAATATAACTCTATGGTTGCGCGTGACTTGGAAGTGCTTCGCACCTTCAACACGCTGGATGTCGCCGAAATCGTGCAGCCGATTTCTAAAGAGGCCGTGAAGCTACAGCAAGCAGCCCGAGAGCGGGGCGACCTTGCAGAGGTCAAAGCGATTGCGGATGAGGCTGAGCGCAATATTGCTGTGATCAAAGACCTTATCGAAAAAGCGCGGGGTACGTTTGACCGGCCTGATAGCAAGTTTCAGCAAACTGTTCAGGCGGGGGTTCGCGCGGGCATGTCTATCGCCTTTACGGCGAAAATGGGCTCGGGATTGCTAGCGCAGGTTGCAGACCCCGTAAAGGCAATCTCTGTTTATGGTGCTTCCCGGGTATTTCGGGCGTTTGCACGATATCTGGCCGACGTTTGGGCCGGAACTGCGAAGGATATGACTAAGCGCGCCCGGGAGCAGTTCGGCACCGCTTTAGATCAAGCTACGCTCAGCCAGCACAGATTGTTATTGGATATCGCTCCGGCCGGAGCGCCCTTGGGGGCGGTCGGGCGTGGAATCGACCGCATGACCGCACTTTTCTCTAAGTTGACCCTGATGCCCTGGTGGAACGATCAGCTTCGAATTATCGGGACGTATCTGGTGGATGACTTGATGATGGAAGGGGCTCTCGCCGCCAAGAAAGGGAAGCCTGTTCCACGTGAAGCGGCGGAGCTGTTCAGTCTGGCCGGCCTTAACCGAGAGCAGGTTCTGGCTTTGGGCGAGATGTACGAAAAGTATGGCACAATGCGGGGCGGTCTGCGTGACAGTAATCTGGAAGAGTGGGCGCTGAAAAACCCTGAACTCGCCGAGACGTATAGGCTGGCGGCGCATGTGGGTGCGCAGCGTATGCTTATCACCCCAACCGGGGCGGATCGCCCGTTCTGGACGCAGAAGACGTTGGGGGCGGCAGCGATGCAGTTCAGGGGGTTCATCATGGCCTCGTTGCCGCATTTGCTGGTGCCGTTCCTCCAGTCCCCCGCCGGCAAGAAGATCGAGATCGCCATCGCGGCTTTGGCGTTCGGCACCCTTTCGACCGTCTTGCGCGATCTTAACAGCCGGGGGGAGATCAAGGATCGTTCGCCGGCTCAATGGGTTATCGATGCCCTGGACATGTCTGGCCTAACGTCGATCTTGACAGAAGCAGACGCCACTCTCGGGCACATAAGCCCATACCTTTCGGCTAAGCGCATGTTGACTGGTGAAGACTTGACCAGATGGGAGAACCGGACGCGGATTGGGGCGCTTCTTGGGCCAGCGGCGGGCATGGTTGGGGATTTGGCGTCGGCCTTGCATGGGTTCCTGGACGCGGCGGTGACCGATCGTGATCTGGCGATTAAGGACGTGCGCGCGTTCCGGTCCGTTATGCCGTATCAAAACTGGATACTATCTCGCCACGGATTAGATGTGCTAGAGGCGGTCATGTTCGAGGATGCCAAGGCCCGCGGGCTGATCGCCCCCTACCTGTACCCCGATCGGCCCAGGCCGTGACCCGGCGGGCGGATTGTAACTGCCCGCTGTCTGGAGTATGTTGGAGGTGCCATGACGGTATCGAGCACTGTTTCCCGAGTTGTCCACACCGCGAACGGCTCGTCGGTGTTCTTTTCGTCGGCTCCGATCCAGGGGCTCACGGCGGGCAATGTGGTTGTTACGTTGACCGACACAGACGGCGTGACTACTACACAGGTTCTAGGAACGGATTACACGCTGTCACCCAGCGGGGTCACGTTTACGACCGCCCCCGCCGCCGGCACGATCGTCACTATCCGCCGGATTGTCGAGTTGCTCCAACCGGATCAGTTCGAGACTAACAGCCCCTTCCCGGCGAAGATCGCGGAGAACCGCCTTGACCAGATTGTATTCGGCCTCCAGCAAGCGGCGGATGATTTGGGTCGAACGGTTCGGTTGCACCCATCTGACGTCGTGTCTGGAACGCTGCCGCCGGCAGCTCTGCGCGCCAACAGGTATCTGGCGTTCGGGCCGAACGGAGAGCTTACGTTCCCTGTTCCGCAGCCGCCTGGGCCCAACTCAGCCGAGGCTTATTGGTGGGGCGGCACCGCGGGCGGCACGCCAAACGCGCTGACATTGTCGATCGGCGGCGCGCCGGGTTCCTACGCGCCCGGGCAGCGCTATGCGTTTGTCGTGGCGTCCAACAACACCGGGGCGGCAACGCTGGCGGTCAACGGTTTGGGCGTGAAGTCCCTCCGCCGTCCCGACGGCAGCACGCTGGCCGCCAACGATTTGGTGGCGGGCAATTTGGTGGCTGTAACTTACGACGGCACCAACTTCCGGCTCGCATGGTCGTGGACGCCGCCGCCAAGCACAGCGTTCACGACTGACGTCAGTGTCTCGAAGACCGACCCGGCGCTGATCCTGAACAAAACGGCGAGCGGTCAGGTTGCAAGGGTTTTCGGCTGCACCAACGGGTCCAACCGCTGGGCAGTCGAGCTCGGCGACACGACGGCCGAAGGCGGCGGCAACGCGGGCAGCAATCTCGTCGTCCGGCGTTACGACAACACCGGCGCGGTGCTCGGCGCGCCGGTCGTCATCAACCGCGCGTCGGGCGCGGTGACGCTGGAAGCGCCGCTGACGTTGCCCGCCTCTAACCCGACCGACCCCAACCACGCCACGCGCAAGGCGTATGTGGATGCTGGAGACTTGTGGGTGAAGCTTGCTGATGCGGCTGTTACCAACAGTTCGACTATCGACGTCACAGGATTCAGCCTGCAGAACTACAGAATGGTGCAAATGCTGTTGCTGGGTGCACAGCTATCGTCAACACAAGGATCAGGCAATACCACGATGCAAGTCTATCGTGGTGGGACGTTGGTAAGCACAGGCTACGAGTGGCAAAGGCTTACAGGTTCTGGCACAGGAGCAGGTGGGGCGACCATCACTAATGATGCCAGTGTTACACTGACATTCAGTGGAATGACCACAGCCCCAGTCTTTATGACTATCAACATTACGCAATCAAGTAGCGGTAACAACGCGGTCTTTTATGCGAACGTTTTTTACAATTCATCCTCCAGTACGGCCATTAACCTTGTTGCCGGCCGTGCGACCGGCGGTAGTAACTGGACCGACGGATTCCGGATTACTCCACCTGTCGCGTTTCAGAACAACATCGGCCGTGTCATCGTGCTGGGACTCCAACCATGACCGCCATCCGCATCCAGACCATCAACGCGGCCACGGGCGAAACAATCGTCCGCGACGCCACCCCCGCCGAGGTCGCCGAGATCGAGACGCTGCGCAACGCTCCGCCGCCCGTGCCTGCCGCCATCTCGCGCCGGCAGCTTCTGATCGCCCTCGCCCAGGCCCGTCTGATCACCGAGGCTGAGGCGCTGGCGGCGGCCAAGACGGGCGAGCTGCCAGCAGTGATCGACAAGGTCTTCGCCGCTC